TAGGTTTGGCACAAACAGTAAGAGTAGGACACTAATGATAAGCAACACCACCAACATTTCAATCAAGGATAGTAAAATTATTCACTAGAAAGTACTTTCTGAGAAAACAAAAAAGACCGCTCAAAAACTGAGCGGTCAAGTGTAATTAAATTTTGATTTCTTTCTATTTTATTTTATTTTTCTTCTTTTGGCTTATCCAGTGTGATCAGTCCATTAGGCTCAACTGTGAATTCAGGCTTATCAGCAAGTGAGCCATCTTCTTTGAGATAGTACCAGCCAGTCTTGTCTGCTGATTGGATGAAGGCATTAGATACCATGTTACCTTCTTTACCGTCTAGGTAGTACCAAGTATCCTTGTATTTGACCCAACCAGTGACCATAGCGCCTTCTCCGTTGAAAAAGTACCACTTCTCAGTAATCTTCTTCCAACCTGTAGCCATGGCGCCTGATTTATCAAACCAGTACCATTTGCCATCTTTGTGCTTCTTCCAGCGTTCAGAGAGCATATAGCCTGAACCGTCAAAGTAGTACCATGTTCCGTCAATTTGTTCAAATTGCTCTTTAGGGTAAGAACCGTCTGAACGAACATACCAGTAGCCAGTATTATTTTTTTGCCAGCCTTTTTTAATTTCAAGACCGTTTTCAATGTCATGCTTGAATTGTTCACGACTAATGCCCCAACTTGCTAAGTAAGGGTATGGATCAACGTGGTCTGAATTGTTGTTAGGTTGATGATATGTACAGTAGTAATGCGTTTTAATTCCTGCAAGGTCGTCTGTATCAAGAGTAACAGGCAATCCAGCTTCTTCTGCTAGATTTCGTAGTAATTCGATATACAATCGGTAATCTTCCATGAATTCTTCTTTTGTCGAATGACTTTCAATCAGCTCAACTGCTGCATAAGATTCATAATTCCAACCGCCGCCAACGTCGTAAGAACCGTTATTTACTGGCCCTACTTGCATTACACGGCCGTTGCCGACAACGTGCGAGAAGAAGCCGGATTCAACAGGTCTGCGCATGTGGTAGTCGGCTTCATTCTGTGCTGTTGAATTCTTATTTCCAGTTGAGTGAGCGTGAATTTGACGATAAGGAGCATATCCAATCTGTGGAAGTCCTTCTCTATATCTGCTTGTATCAATATCCATTTTTTATTTTCCTTTCTTATGGTAGTGTTGTAGGCCACGGCTCGCTTGTTAAATATGAGATAGAGCTTACACGGATATCTCCAATATCACGGTCAGTAGGTACAGGGTCAGTAAACTGAAATCTCAACATATTACTGTCTCCATAACCACCTAAGTACCATGTTCCGTATGGCGTGCCCTTGTCGTTGTAAATCCCACCAATTAAAGAAGATTCAGAACGAAAACCGACAGGAACACCACCTAGCCCTAGAATGTAGCAATTTCGTTCTTTGTCGCTCCCTTGTGCCTCGTATCCTACGCCACCTCTACGAATGACGCCGAACCAGCCCCAAGAAAGACCACCAAATTGGTAAGTAACTACATCATTTTTTCGTCTAACTTTTAGATATGAGTTTCCGAGTTTAGATTTAATATTTAAAGTTCTCCAACCTGTGTCACCTGTGAGAACCTCCCATCCTTGATTTCCGCTTCCTTGTCTCTTTATCCACTTGAGAGCTCCACTTGTTACAGCGGTATCAACGTATGTCGTACCGACTGGTGCAGTCACCTTGCCATTGGGAAAGCCAGTACCGTGGATTTCATACTCAGATACTTGACTGCCTGTATTTGATGGTGCAGCGGTTGGAAGTGTGATGCTTCCTCCGCCATCGGATAGAGTTACCACATTCCCAGAGATGCTGATTCTTTGTGGAACACCCACACCGTCGGCACCTTTTGGACCAGTTAAACCAATAGGACCTCGAGGTCCGACTGGACCAGGTAAGCCAGCAGGACCTTGTTCTCCTCGTTCTCCACGAGGCCCGATGTCTCCTTTAGGTCCTGGTTGTCCGTCTTGACCACGCTCGCCTTGGATACCTTGCAGTCCGTCTGCTCCTCTTGGTCCAGTATCGCCTTTAGGTCCAATAGGTCCTTGCAGACCTTGAAGCCCTTGTGGACCTACTTCTCCTTGAATCCCTTGCGGGCCAGGATCACCACGGTCGCCCTTTGGACCTGGAGTCAGTGAAATGTTCTGTAACTCTCCCTTGGTAGCAAAACCGCTCGTGTCGATTTGTTTTGCCTCAAGTAAAGCTAGACGTCTGATGACTTCTGAATCGTCATAGGTCGCACCTTCAATCTTGATATGCTTCAGCGCTTCCTCTAATTCTGCCTTGGTCACAATGTCTGTTACTGCCACAATGCGCTTTGTCTCTTTCTCGATGACTGGAGCACCGTCGAGCTTGTCGATTTCAGACACACGCACACCAAACGAGAATCTGAAAAGGTCTGCAGATTGCAGGTCTTTTTCAGCGTAAACAAAACCTGTCACGGTTTCGTCGGTCGTGATCATCGATGTATCAAATGGGATAGAAACGTGCTTATCTTCAACCGCTCCGACAACTTCCAAAAAGCGATTTGTTTTCTTGAAGTGGAATAGGACGGTCACTTTCTCAGCGTCGATACTGTTCAAGGTCAGGTCAATAAAAGCGTTGTTCTTGTCATGTGAGTAAAATTCCTCGCTTACTTTGTCAGCACCATCTCGGACATTCACACAAATGTCCGTATTTTTTTTAATGGCCTTTTTCAAATGCTTACCTCCTTTCTAATAAAAAAGAAAGAGAACCTAAAAAGGTTCTCTTGATCTATTTTTCAGTCCAGGCATCGTTCATTTGCTTGACCGCAGACTCAACGAATGTGTCCAGGTCTTTGTCCGTCATGCCAATGTTATATTTGTTAAGCTCTGCCCGAATTTTAATTCGAGCTTGTTCTAACTTCTCTTCGCCTTTGTAGCCAGTTTCAGCTGATACTTGTTCTACTGCATTGACCGCATTCTTGGCCAAGATTTCAACGATTTTGACAGACTGCTCACCGCCTTTTTTAATCAGGTATTCCTTGATTGATTTGACTGCAATACCAGCCAAAACGACAAGAACGCTAATTGCTGCATTGATGATGATTTCATTGATTTGTTGCATGTGTTATTCTCCTTTGTTTTTATCTTCGTCTTTTTCAAGCAAGCGCTGAAATGCTTTCAGGATTGGCTGGAAAAGAGTGATATTTCCTTTTAGTTTGCGGTAATTTTCAATCAGTGATTGAAAAGTAAATGCGATGTATCCGAGATAGATCGAGTACAAGAATGCGAAGCCTGTCTTTTCAGGCAAGAGTACTGACATCGGGATGAGGATCATCAGCAAGAGTACTCCTAAAACCTTACGAAGGAGGCCATTGATACCAATTTTACTCTTGTATTCAATATCAGGATTGGCAATAGCAGCAATTGTCCCTGTCAAGAAATCAATGATCTCCATTGAGACAATCAAAGCTAGAGCGTACAATACAAGTCCGTCCTCGGTCTTGACGACACTTCTTAAAAAATTGAAAAATTCGATTTGCATATACACCTCCTCAATCGTATTCTAAAAGAGGACGCATCTTATCCAAAATAATCGGATACATCCTCTTATTTCCTTCTGCTGTTGGATGTAATCCGTCACCCATAAATTTTGTACGGACGATTTCCAAGACCGGATTAAGCCCAGAGTCATTGTGCAGATCAACACACGGAACAGCATACAAGTCTGACACCTCTTTGACTGCTCGAGCATAGTCTTGTAACAAGTTTCCTTTACTGTTTTGAGTAGTCTGAGCATTTACCCAAGTTGTTCCACTACCTCTATAATAGCGTTTCAAAGGCGTCATAGTTATTACTTTAGCATTCGGGCGATTAGTTGCTATCCACTCTAAAATGTGCTTGTAAGCTCCATAAAAAGTGCTGGTTTCTGTATCGTCAATGGTTCCAAGCGTGGCATTATTCCCCCAATCGTTCGTGCCACCAAAAATGGTAACAATATCAGCGTCGGTTGGAATCGTTTCAAGTCGATCGACAAATGGTTTAAGCGTATCTGTCACATAGCTAGATGTACATACTGATGTTCCACCAATTCCAAGGTTGATAATAGTTGTTTCAATGCCATTATTTTTAGCCCACTGATCAATATAACGATGCCATTGCCAACCGTTAGCATTCACTCCCTCAGTAATAGAATCGCCAAGACAAGCAATTTTTTTGGTCTTAGTAGCTATCGAAAAGCTATTGAGAAATACACGACTAGTAGTATTATCATAATAGCCAAGTAGAACATAATTGGTATCTACAACATCCCCTGACGCAATTCTTCTTTGAGTTTTGTCCAGGACTATAAAACCTGCGTTGCCGCTCAATGTTACCTCATTTGCATCAATCCAGTTATCCTGTTTTCCAATCTTCACATTAATTCTTGGATATTTTAACATTTTAGTAGAGCTATCATAAATAATATTCCCTTGTGGTGAATAGATAATGTTCTCTGAATATGTTGCGACTTCATCAGGGCTTACAGGTAAGGTGTTGTCTATTGTGAAATACCCGTTAAATGTAATATGAGGTTTTGAATATTGAGGATTAAACACCGCACCGACAATAATATCAGTTGCTGCTGGATTGGCTGCAGTTTTCATCTTTTTAGTTGTAGTGTCTATAACAACCCAAGACGACGATGTTGGATAGGCTACAGTCTCTTTAGTAATTACATTTACTTTACCTTGCAAAAGATATGTATTAGTACCAGTGATTTCAATGGTCTTGTTAGTGTTGTTGAAATTTACTGGCTTATCACCTGCAACGAAAGCAAAGGTATCATAAGGACTGACTGCCGAGGCTTGATATATCCCTCCAGGAATCCAGTCTGAACCGTTCCAGTAATTCCAGTTCTTATTGTCGGTTGTGATATAAGTTCCTGTGTCACCATTAGGTTTGGCTTGTTTTAGGTTCGCTAAATTGGAATACGTACCTTTTGGACTTGCCGAAGCCATATTCTGTAATTGAGCCGTAATCTTACCTGCGTCAGCTTTCCCACCTAATTGTGCATCTATATTTGCTAAGCGATCGTATAAGAAATTAAACGCACCTCTAGCCTGCGTCACTTCCATATTAGCATTACCGTCTTTTGAGGCATTCTCGTATGTAACTTCAAGAGCTTTGGCGATAGATTCTCGAACATCGGCGCCTCTTGTTTTTTTCCGAATTCCGTCAACTAATATGGCAATATTCTTAGTGTCTGGAAGAGGTGATGGGTCATCAAATAAATTCAAACGTCCTTCTGCTTCTTCTGTTGCCATTAATTACCTCCGATTTCTTTTTTTATTTTATTTATTTCTATTTCAATATTCCTAATCTTATCTGCATTTTCTGGCTTATTCTCACGCTTCAATTGTTCCAACTCGCTTGTTAAAGAGGTCAACTTCTCTTTTCTACGTTCGATTTCTTGGTTCACTTTGACTCGCTCAATTGATTCAACCGCTTCTTGAGATTGTAATTGATAGGCAGATAGCGATTGAGACTTAGAACCAATAACCAAATCGACACTTTGAGGATTTAGGATATCAATCTTTTTCTCGATAATTTGCAAACGCTCAATTCCTGAAAGCGGAGCGTTCAAAATTGGATGTGTATTGCCGATTTTGAATTTAACATACCTTGAGTCAATTAGGTATCTTTCTACAGCTGAAACCGTCCATTTTGCAAGGGCGATTTTTTGATTTTTAAGGTATTGCAAACCTCGATTTTTCAAGACCTGAGCATTATCAATTTCTGTCCAAATTACAGGTTTTCGAATGATCCCAAATTTAGCAACTAATTCCGGATCTTCAAGCCATATTCTGCCACCATTTACTGATGAAATATCAATCTGTTTCCTGGTCACATCAGAGCCTTGTTCTTCCTTGTTATCATTGATTTGGTTTTGACTATTCTTCTCATCCGCTCCAATCGGCATGATTTGAGTAGCTATCCCATCAAACGAAATCTCACGAGAAGCTGATTTGATATTCCTCCCAAGCTGGATAGGTGCATCTTGATTTTTACCAATAGATGAGGTCCAATCGAGATAGAAACCATCAGATTCTCTTCTTAAAGTAAGATATCCACCAATATTAGCAACAATCCGCTCTCTAATCGTATCCCAGGTAGGTTCATAACCTAGATATCTCCAAGGCTTATCTGTCTTACTGTTAACCGTTACATTCCCAAGCTGAATCCTCTTATAATCTTCAACTTGACCATTGTGCTGGCTAAGTATTTCTCTCAGATATGCCTCTGCGCCAGTATTCTGCAATTTACGAAAACTTTGGGCGCTATCGTGGAAAAATGAAAGAAAATCCTCGCATACAACTTCTTGAACGAATCCTGTACTAGTCATTTTATTTGAAATAGTTAAAACTCTACCTTCGAACTCAATTTCATCATCGTATAGATTAACTACCTGAATGATAGATTGAAAAGGGATGATTTTTTGATACAAATCATTTTGCATCGGAAGCACGAAAGTGAACTCATTAATTGCATTCTGCGCTTGCTTGATAGATCCTGAAAGGATTTTGTTGCCTTTACGAGAATACGGACTGTGAACGACCTTCTTTCTGGTAAAATCGGTATCCGATAACATTTCTCGAAAAGAGTTCCAAAAATATACTTCAAATCCACCATTCTTCATGCCATCACCTCTGCATTAAATCTTAATGAAATCGTTCCATTGCCTTTTGCAGTAAAACGGTTAATACCTGGTTTCACAGAAAGGACGAAATCTACATTTTCACCCTTCTTAAACTTGTATGTTTTACCTTTCTTATCGATAAGGCTGATGTCGCTGGTGCAGATAACTGTCGGACTAACTGAAGTATCACCGCCATTCACAAAGTAAATTTCTTTTTGACCATTGATATTCCATTTGGTCCAATTTGAAAAATCATTCTCGAAGTCGAATGTATCCCAAACATCATCGAAGTAATTATCAACATGAAATGCAAAAGGGTAGCAAATAAAGACAATTGTAGCAATCAAATGTTTCTTCAAAGGTACATCTGTTACTTTGATGCTCTTGACCTTCCCAAGCCAGTAATAACGCTTGTCGTGCGTGTCAAATAACTGGCTTTCAGATTTAGTCGTCATACTGGATTTTATGAACCGTTCCGCTACTTTTCTATCAGGATAATCCTTATTTGGTAACTTGAATTCATAAGTAATTTCTCGTCTATCAAAGAAGACTTCTCCGAGTACGTCAGAGAAGTCTAAAACACCTTGTAGATAAGGGATCTGCTCCACAATCTCCTTTTTATCAGGAGTAGGGGCGTCCCTACTTTGAAGATACCAACCGGCATCTTTGCTATTAAAATCACCGAATTGGATATATTCCTTAATTTGAGTAATCATAATCGATGCCGTCCTTTCAATGTTTGAATATTCCCTACTGCTTCATCGTAAGCATAAGCGGTACCACCAATGAGTGCTCCAGTATCCAAAACCATTGTCTGACCTTGTGCTACTTGCTCTCTCAATTCTGATAAGCTATCAATCACATCTGACAATAGACTTGCTGAATGAGCAATATAGGCTTCTTGTCTGCTAGATGTTTCATCAATAGGCGTCTTGCCTCTCAATGTCTCAACCTTCAATTGGCTTGACATAGTAGCGGTCGCTCCTGTCAAAAGATTCTTCGATTTCAGACTAAAATCGTTGACATGGTCACGGATTGCATCTAAACGAGATGTAACACTGTTCATTGATGAATCAAGGCCATCTGAAATTCCTAGACCGATTTGCCAGCCAATGCTTGAAGAGTCATCTGCAATCACATCCTGGATACTCTCTGCCATGGTTGAAATGTTATCCATGGCATTTCTCCAACCAGTCTGAATACCTTGATTCAAACCAGCCATAAGCGCAGCACCGTTCTCAATAAGTAACTTTCTATCATACGAAACAGGCCCTTTATGCGCCTTAATCCATGCAGCCATATTTGAAACGCTAGATGTAATACTAGACCATCCGGCATCAATACCAGACTTCAAACCAGCCATGAGAGCAGCACCATTTGAATAAAGGTTTACACCTTGACCGATTTGGGCAAGGGTGTTATTTGCGGAGTTCACAAATCCTTGAGTTGTAGTAACCAGTTGCTGACCTACTGATGTCCACGCTGAAACCATTTGATTCCCATTATTTCTCACGCTGTTAACAATCGATATCATACCATTGTTAACAATAGCAAGGATCTGAGCCATGGTTGATTGCATGCTTGTAATCATAGTGGTTCCTGCGGTTTGAATTGCAGTCACCATTTGAGCGCCTGCCGTTGCTATACCCGTGGTCGCCCCTGACATAGCTGATTGAATACCAGTCCCTAACGCTACGATACTTACTTGTGCTGTTGATGCACTCGCTCCTAAGCTTGCTAATGCACTATTCGCACTTCCGGCTTGAGCATTGAATGATGCCAAACCTGTACCTGCCATCATTGTTGCTGGAGCTATCGTCATAAGCATGGCATTAAATTGTGTGACTATTGATCCAAGCCCCGTAAGTCCAGTTAACGAACTTTGAACATTAGATCCAAAAGCAGTCATTGACGATACTGTAGACGTCAAAATATCTGGTAAACCAGTTAATGAAGAAGTGAACGAAGTTAGTAAAGCCGGTAAAGCTGTTAATGTTGATTGCAGAATTACAGTAGCTTGACTAAACATCATCATTCCACTGCTTAACATTGTCATACCCTGACCTGCTGTAGCCAGACCTGCCCCTTGTGATGCGATAGCGCCTAAACCTGTAGCGGTTGCAGCAAGTGACGCACTTAAATCAGCTAAGCCTGTATTAGTGATCATTACGACACCTTCGGCCAAAGATTTAAAACCAAGGCCAGCATTTAGAGCGGCATTGCCTC